AATGTACCTTTCACATTCAAATGCTGCTTCTGACTACGAGTCCCTAACTAAGGACAGGCAGACCTATCTTGATCGTGCGCGTGACTGTGCGCTGCTGACCATCCCTCGGATCTTTCCGAAGGAAGGACACAACCAAGACACTGAGATCATCACTCCGTACAACTCAGTTGGTTCTCGGGGCATCAACAACTTGGCTTCGTCCATGTTGCTCAGTCTGCTGCCTCCACAGTCCAGCCCGTTCTTCCGTCTCGTCACTGATGAGTCGTACCTCCAGTCTCTTCCTCCCGAGGATCGACAGACTGTTGAGGATGAGCTAGATGTCGTCTACTCTGACCTTGAACGAAAGGTCATGCGGAAGATTGAAGTCTCAAACTTCCGACCTCAAGTGTTTGAAGGACTGAAGCAACTCCTGATTGGAGGCAATGCTCTGTTCCACCTAGAGAATGAAGGAACTCTCAGGCACATTCATCTTGAGCATTACGCACTCAAACGAGATCCTTCTGGAAACCTTCTTCACCTGATTGTCAAAGAGACAATCGCTCTTGACGCATTGCCGGAAGATCTCGTTGCTGCGATTGACCCTGTTGAACTGGAGAAGAAGAAAGCAGATGCGGAAGTTGATCTCTACACGGAAGCCAAGCTCAATGCAGAAGGGAAGTTTCGTGTCGTTCAATCAGCGTTCGGTAAAGAGATTCCAGGAACGGACTCTCTCTACAAACCTCAAGACCTCCCCTTTCTTCCCATCAGCCTCTACCTCATCATGGGTGAGAGCTATGGTCGTAGTCTCGTTGAGGAGTATTTCGGAGATCTCCACAGCCTAGAGGCTCTGTCTCAATCACTGGTTGAGTTCTCTGCTGCTGCTTCAAAGATCCTGTTCATGGTGTCTGCCAACGGCACGACTCGGAAGACAGACCTAGCGAACAAGCCATCAGGATCCATCGTCACAGGTAATGCTGCTGATGTCACTGTCTTGCAGATGGAGAAGTTTGCTGACTTCCGCATCACGAAGGAGACAGTTGATTCCATCCAGCAACGGATGAATCATGTGTTCCTGCTGACTACGGACATGATCCGTAACGCAGAACGAGTCACTGCTGAAGAAGTGAGACTCACTCAGCAGCAGATTGAGAAGCAGCATGGTGCAGCATATGCCATGCTTGCTGTCACCTTCCAGCTACCTCTGGTCAGGATGCTGCTCCGTCGTATGACTGCTGACCAGGAGCTACCTGCACTGCCAGACAAGATCGTTGAACCAATGATCGTCACTGGTGTGGATGCCATGGGACGAGGCAACGACCTCAACAAGCTGGATGCTTTCGTTGGTGGACTGCATCAGGTTTTGACTCCTGAAGTAGCTAACCAACGCATCAACATCGGTGAGTACATGAAGCGTCGTGCTGCTGCTCTAGGCATCGACCACAAGAACCTTGTCGTCACCGACGAAGAGCTACAACAGCGTCAAGCTGAGCAACAACAAGCAGCCATGGCGAACACTGCTGCTGGACCTGTTGCCAAGGAAGCAGCTAATGCTGCATTCCAACCCCCTCCTGAATCTGCTTAAACATGGAACGAGTTGAACTAGATACCAGTATCAATGAAGGTGCTGAGATTCCCCCAACGAACGAAGGCGAACCTAACACGGACGAATCTCGTCCTGATTGGCTACCTAAGAAGTTCAAGTCTCCTGAAGACATGGCCAAGTCGTACAGCGAACTTGAAAAGAAGCTTGGCCAAGGCAGTCCCTCTGAAGAAGAGGAAGAAGGCGAAGGTGAAGAAGGAGAGACTGAGGAAAGCAAGCAGACTGAGGCTCCTCCAGGGATCTCTGAAGAGAAGCTAGCTGAGTTCGGTCAAGCATGGGCCGACCAAGGCGGTGAGTTCACCGAAGAGCAATACGCAGAGTTGGCCAAGATGGGCCTCAACAAAGCGTATGTGGATGCTTACGCTCAGGGACAACTGGCGATCATGGAACGCCAAGTCCAAGAAGTATTCTCGATTGTCGGTGGTGAAGAGAACTACCGAGCCATGCAAGAGTGGGCCAATGACAAACTCGATGAGACGGAGCAAGCTGCGTTTGACAAGATGATCAGTTCAGACGATCAGGATGTCGTGCGTCTCGCAGTGCAGGATCTCAGTGAGAAGTGGCAACTGGCTACTGGTCAAGGCGGTGGAAAGCTGCTCAAAGGGAAGCCATCTGCTCCTTCAAAGGGAGATGTCTTTGAGTCTACGGCTGAGATGTTGGAGGCAATGCGCCTGAAGGACAGTCAGGGGAAAGTCAAATACAAGACTGATCCCTCGTACCGTTCAAAGGTTCAGCAGAAGATCGCTAGATCTAATCTGTAAGGCTTGCAGCCTTGCACTGAAGAAGCTTAGCTTCTCACTCAGCACTCCATGCCAGTAGGTGTGGCCCCTTACGAGGGACAACTAGACGCGACAGCGAAAGGAGAGCGGTCCAAAACCAACCTCATTAACCTTTGAACTAGGAGAGTTCTAGAAACATGGCAGATGTCCACGCCATTTCTCGTATCTCTCTCGGTGGTCAGAAAGCAGGTAGCGGTGTTCACACCGAAACCTTCACTACTGACAACGCGATGTTCCTGAAGGTCTTTGCAGGTGAAGTGCTGGAGGCTTTCGATGAGAAGAACATGATGATGGGCTTGACCCGTGTCCGTTCAATCTCGTCTGGCAAGTCTGCTCAGTTCCCCTTCACTGGCAAAGCTTCTGCGAACTACCACGCACCGGGAGCGGATATCCTTGTTGACGATGATCCAGACGGTAATAAGTACCTCTCGATCATGCAGGTCAACGAACGCACGATCAACATTGACGACCTGTTGATTAGCTCGTGCTTCATCGACAACTACGATGAGATGAAGAGCCACTTCGATTACCGTGGCCCCTTCGCTCGACAGCTTGGTTTGGCTCTGGCCTACCGAGTTGACAAGAACCTCATCAAGACGATGTACATTGCCGGAGCCACTACTGGTTCTGGTGCGCCCATGAACAACGGTATGGGGGCTGTCAACCTGGAATCGACCACGGTTGCTGCACTGACTACCGCCAACATGATCAAGGCGTTCTACGAAGCCTCGGAGTTGATGGATCAAAACGACCTTCCAACGGAAGGACGCTTTGCTGTCGTTGAGCCTGCCGTGTACAACAAGCTGATTCAATCGGCTGGTGCATTGGGCAATGCGATCAACATTGACTACGGTGGTGAAGGTTCGGTGGCATCCGGCAAGATCATGCGTGTTGCCGACATCGCCATCTACAAGGCCAACCACATCGCTGATGTGCGTGCCGAAGGCGCAACCACGATCAACATCGGTGAGAACAACGACTATGTTGATGACTACTCCACCTTCGGTGGAGTGTTCGGTCATCAAGAAGCCGTTGGTACGGTCAAGCTCAAGGACATTGCTCTTGAGTCTGAGTACAAGATCGAACGACAGGGCCACCTGTTCGTTGCCAAGATGGGCCTCGGTCACGGTGTACTCCGTGCTGATGCTGCTGGCTACTTCGACCTTGCCGTAACCCCGTAACCCTGTTTCTTGCCCCTTGGGGCTAAGGGATAGAGAGCGGATAACACCGCAGATTACAGGGGATGGGGGAGGTCTTCGGATCTCCCCTATTTCTTTAGGATCAAGACATGGTACTCGCAGCAACAACCGAGCTAGAAGCGATCAACACTCTCCTTGCCGTGATTGGTGAGGCTCCCGTGAGTTCATTGACTGGAACTCTCTCAGTGGATGTGGTCATTGCACGGTCAACCCTCAAGGAGGTGAGTCGAGAGGTACAAGGGATTGGGTGGCACTTCAACACTGAGTTTGAAGTTGATCTATCCCCGAACGAAGACGATGAGATTGTCGTTCCTACTAACGCATTTCAGGTAGACCTTGAACTGGCCTACTTGAAAGGCCGAGACATCGTGATCCGAAACAACAGGCTCTACGACAAGATTGAACACACCTACACCTTCACCGATGCAGTGAAGGCTACTGTCGTCTACGGCCTAGACTTTGAAGACCTGCCTCCAACGGCAAGAGACTTCATCATGGTCCGAGCGGCAAGGAAGATGCAGGACCGAGTAGTTGGTTCTGACCGTCATCATCGGTACAACCTACGGGATGAGATTGAAGCTAAAGCTTCCTTCCTTCATTCCGATGGGGATCAAGCAGATCATTCGATCTTCAACCACTACGAGGAATACCGAATCGTTGGCCGTCAGTCCGCACTGGACCGTCTCAACCGTCTAGGCTAATGTCACTGGTCAAGGTATCTGTCCCGAATGTGAACCTCGGAGTCTCTCAGGAGGCTCTGAATAAGCAGGCTCCAGGTCAGGCTGTCCGTCAAGAGAACGCACTGGCCACCTTGTCTGATGGTCTGATCAAGCGTCCTCCCCTCCAGCACATTGCGTTTCTTCCTGGTGACGGGGAGACTGGAACAGCCAAGGATGTCACGCTTGCAGACTACGATGGAGCGAACATTCACTACATTGACCAAGGTGAAAATGAACGCTGGGTGGTTGGAGCTTTCCAGGACGGATCAGATCCTGTACTCAAGATCTGGACGGATGAGGGCGTAGCTGTTGATGTCGATATCAACCCTGCCTTCTATGTCTATGACTACCTAGACCTGACAGTAGCTGAAGCGGATACAGATCCCATTCGATTCCTGACGGTTGGTGATGGCACAATCGTAGTCAACCCGACCATGACTCCAGCCAAAGGATCCGTAGTAAACGGTCTGGCTATGGACCACTTCCTCATCTTCTTGAAAGTGAATGAGACGAGTGGTGAATGGAACATCTCACTTGACCATGATGTGTACGGAACGACATCCCCGGCTAATGTTCCGTCCTCTGGCAATGTGAACACTGATGCCAGTGACATTGCAACGAACATCAATGCAATGGGAGGAACGAATCCTTACATAGCAACGGCTGTTGGTCCTGTTGTCTGGGTTGACTACTCAGGAACCCTGAAGACTGTTGAAGTCAAACACAAGAATCCTGACTCCATCTCAAGAATCATTGCGTCAGAAGGAGTCAAGTCTCCTGAAGAACTGCCTGCTTATGGTAAGTCGTATGAGCTAATCAAGGTCGATGGCAATCCAGCCACTGGACTCGACGACTATTGGGTTAGGTTTGTCCCTCTCGGTGAGTTCATTTCTCCCTACTACGGTGAAGGGTATTGGGAAGAGTATGTAGCTCCAGTGACCACAGTTGACTTCGGCATTCAATATATGCCTCACTTCCTAGTCAACGATGGGGGAGCTTGGCAGTGGCAGGATGTAGCCTCTGGAGTTGACTCGTTCAACTTTAGCTTGAGAACAGTCGGTAACGACGAAAGTAATCCATTCCCCAAGTTCATTGGGAAGTCAATCAAAGATGTTGCTCTTTACAGAAACCGTCTTGTGTTCCTGTCGGAGGACTCCATTGACTTCAGTGAGTCAGGCGAGTTCTTCAACTTCTTCAGGCTGACCACTCAGAATGTGTTTGAGTCTGATCCAATCCCCCTTGAGTTGAACTACTCTAGTGCTACCAACCTGAAGCATCTGCTGAACTTTGGTCAGGACTTGTTGGTGTTCAATCAGATCAATCAGTTCAGAATCACAAGTGAAACGATCCTTGCGAACTCGACAATCGAGGGAGATCTTGTCTCTTCTTTCCCTAGTAGCATTCTGGGGCATCCTGTTCAAACTGAACTCGATGTACTGATGCCCTACGACAATGGGGACTACGCAGGGATGTACAGACTGGAGCCTTCTCAGGAGACTGAAGATCGTTTCCGTGCTGAGAACATCACTGCTCATGTCCCTGCTTACCTTAAAGGTAAGGTCAAACAGATCGCTGTTCTACCAAGAGAGAACCTAGCTGTTGTTCTGTGTACGGGAGAGAAGAGCAGTCTCTATGTCTACAACTACTTCGTAGACCAGAACCGAACGCTTCAGTCTGCTTGGTCGAAAATGACCTTTGCTGACTCTCAGATTGAAGGCATCGGATTCCTTGGAGATGAACTCCACATCATCAACAAGCGAACTGAGGGTTGGTTTCTTGAGAAGATGGACTTCCGTTCAGA